ACACATGGCAAAATGGGAAGAAAACGAATACGTAATTGAAGCAAAACAAGACATCATTAGTTCTAAGGAAAGCTTGGCTGAATCACAAGAAATTTTTGATAAGTATTCAGAACAGGTAAAAGCAATTGATCCAGTATTGTTTGGTTGGATGGAGTCTGGATTTAACATGGATCAGTTCTACAGTCAAATGAGCATTGACAACAACATGGATTTCATTTATGACTCCAAGAGAGCATATGAGAATCGTGTAGCAGGAGCTAAGAAAGCTGCTGAAACAAGAAAGCTCAACAAGCTAAAGACTGCATAAAAATTCAGGGTATCAGGAGTAACCTCCATCCCTAGTATAACAATAACCCCTAGTAAGAATACATAAGCTTGCTAGGGGTTTTGCTATATCCAAATAGCCAAATACTGATATCCCCATATCCCCAATAACCCCATATCCCACATATGCTTGATCTAAATACCCCCAAAGTTATGCACAGGTTTATACACATCTGTGGATAATATATCTTACTAATAGTATTTGTATATCATTATGTGTGGATAAGTTAATTTGTATATGGGTAATTGGCCCTATTTAAGAAGGCGTTCGTAATCAAATTTTTTAGCGGAAGGCTCCCTATACCATACTTTGACCAAATTGTCAAATCCTGATATCCAAATATGTTATCAAATTGTTATAATCTTTGTAGGTTTCCACCATAAAAAACATATGATATTATATCTATTTTGTTAACAAATATCAAATAACTTATATCAAATTTGATAAAACATATCCCTTATTTGCCTATATCCCTCAAGAAGTATTTGTGTATATTATACTAGGGGTATTGATGTATGTTTGGATACCCTGGCCCTTTGGGCCGCAGCTTCGCTGCCAAACTTTCGGGGAATTTTAGAAGAGGGATCGTAATACCATATGTACAAATACAATGTACCTTGATTCGGGAAATATTTTGATTGGATCGTAAAGGGTATATAGTAATAGGATAAATACTATTTGGTTATTTTTCCAGGGTATATAAAAGATACATGAATATCCCTATAAGTAGATATACAATCATTTGGGAAATATAATTTGGAGATCGTAATGATCAATTTGGGAAAAATATTAAGGTGTTCTTAATACTATTATTTGATATGGTATTTGATAAAGTATGGTCCAGGGCTACTTTTGCCCCCAGCCAGATCCTCCTGGCGTGAGGGCTAAGTAATTATTTTATTCTGGAAGGGTGCCTGTGTCTTTAGATGAGTCTAGCATTTCATCTAGGCTTTGCCAATCTTCATCTGGGTTTACCCCCAAAGCTTCAGAAAACAAGTCAAAGGTTTCTTGTATGTATTGCTTAGCTAGCTCTGTTGCCTGAACAATTTCTCCGTGTATAGCATAAGCAAGTGGCAGACCCAAATCGTTGTATTCGATAAAGTCCTGGAACTCTTGTTCATCACGATAGCCAAACCAGATGTCCGATAAAATCTCACACTTCTTAGTAAAGGTCGGAAATGTTTTCTCTGTCATACTTGCCTTCTTTCTCGTCTTCTGCTGAATCTACTACTTCGGATAATCTTCTATAAGCCACATTTGGTAAATTGGCTAAGTGGCTTCCAACTTCATCTAAATCTAATCTTACATCTGAAACTATTGTTGCTAACTTCTTTGCCGCTTTTTCTTCGTCTGTTTGTATTCTTCTCATAAGTCCTCTCATTATACCAGATACAGGGAGAGAACACAAGACCCAATTCTTGCATCCCCTCCCTGTCGTTTACTGATTGGCTAGGGGAAACCCTATCCCTAGCAACAGCTCAGTTAGTGGGGTTACTCCCAAGCTATTTAAAACAATACGTCATCTTTATATTTAGGAAGCATTTCAAAGATAAACCTTATTCTATCTGAGGTTGCATCCCACTTGTCAAATATAAAGCCATCCAATCCATACCATGTGTCTACCTCATTGTCAAAGTAGGGGTCATTATCTATTAGAAGCTCTTGTTCTTCTGGGGTGAGCTCGATCGGAACTGATACCTCTTCAGTAGTACTACCGTCGTATTCGTAGACGTGTATGTACCACGGACCCATATGACGATACTCACCATCTGAGTCCAACTGCTCCAGCTGGTAGATGTTTAGGTCATAGATAAACTTAGTTCTATCTGCATTGGCATTCCTCTTGTATCTACCGTAACCTTGTGATTCTGGTTTAGTCGATATACTTGGTGATGTGTCCATTACCCTCACACTCCTCACAGTCAGCTCTTCCGTATTCGCCATCTTCGTAGCCTTCTTCGTTGTAGCACTCACACTCTACCTCAACAGATAGCAATGCTAGGTCATACTCATTTTCCCAAGGAACCTCGGTAATGTAGTATCCTAATCTATTTACATAGTGATAGCCAGCAACAATAAGGTCAGACATATCTCCCTGAATCCAAGTCCAGATATGCTTAGGGTCATACTTTACGACAAAGTCTACTTCTTCACCATAGGTTTCAAACATCTCTTCGTCTGGGTCATTTCTAAAGTGATTAGGAATAGGCTTGAACTTGTCAGACCACTCCATAAAACCTTGATATTCTGTTGGTTCTTTTTCCATTAGGGTTTCTCCTGCTCTTTGGGCTTCATTGTATCATTACCTACCGACATTAGTCATCCAGTCCTACAAGCTCACGGCTTGGTGTTTCTACAAGTCCAGTTGCAATTAGGATTTCTCCTGTGGCATTCTCCTCAGCAAATACAGCATTAGGCAGTATCTCTAAGATTGTGTTCATTAGCTCTTGCATTGTCATTCTTCTCTCCTTTCTAAAAGTGAAAGTCCACAGGAACAATATACCAGTTTTTGTTCCCTAAGTCAATGTTTTTATACATATGTTCTAGATTTGTGCTGGCAAAGTTCATGTCATAGAAATATGAGTTCATATCCCATTCCCCCTGAATCATGTCAATCATTTTCTTCAGGTAGTATAGTTCAAAGTCATAGGTCATGATACCCGTATAACTATCTAACTTAGTATTGATATCAACATTCCTATCCTCATGAGATTTGCGGTAGTTGTTGAACTCCTCAATACGATTAGTAATCATGCTATCAACCATTGCTCTATACTCATCAGGAGTTTCTTCATATGAGATAATCATAGACTGGTCGTCTTGATACTGGCTATCAGGATTAGGATTCCACCTACCTCCACCAGCTACGAACCAGTCAAACCAAGAGTTAGTGGCAAACTCATTATTGCCTAGCTCTGATTCAAGTCCGTCTTTGACAGTTCGAAATGCTTCATCTTTGCTATCTGCTACAACAGCTATGTATTGCAATACGTGCATTGGGTTTTCTTTCTTTTAGGGTTATATAAAGTTTATCGTAAATCTGGGGAAAAGTCAAGAAGGTTCTTAAACTTTTTTTCCACGATAGAGATCCACACCAAGACCTTTGTTGTACATCTGCTTACCGCAAAGGGCACAGTATCCACCCCAGTTATAATGAAAGCATTTCTTAGCCATTAGTCTTCACCTACCCAAATCTCACCAGTATAGTTATATGAATTGACATCATAGGCATTATCCCATGTCTCATCATCCTCTGCAAGCTCTTCTGCATGCTCTTTGGAATCAGCTTCAACTGTAATTTCTTCCCAGTTGGTGTACTCTCTTTGGATTTTATATATGGGCACTTTGTCTCCTTTGGGTTTGATAATCAATTGTCTCATAATTCGGGGGAAAAATCAATGACTTCGTAAAGGTTTTTTACTTCGTAACTATATTGTTATAAAGCAGGCCAGGGCCCCTTTCGGGGATCTGGTTAGGTACCCAGCTCTTTTCCGCACTCATGGCACTTGATATTCTTGTTGTTGCTTATATTGAACAAGTCTATGTATCCATAGCATTCGTGTTCCATTACACCAACTCACTTTCTACATAAAGGATTGTCAAATCATTACCGCATAGACACCAGTCGTCTCCTTCAAGAAACGGTACGCACTCATGTTCCATTAGTCTATACTCTCGCCTTCTACAATCGCAATCTCTGACCAATACTGTAATCTGTCTCCCCGCATAAGGTCAGACAAATCTTCGTAGACTGTATCTTCTAAAGCCCTTGACACATCTTCTGGGGTATAGGTAGAATAATCTTCATCTCCAAAATGACTATCCAAGTCATAGTGTAGTTCAATAACTATCTTAGCTACCGCCATTACTTTTCTCCTAGCGTGTTGAAGTTGTTGCTATCATAGGGGTCAATCATAGCTTCCCAACTACCGTCAGGCAAATCAGCGTGTTGTTCCATAGCCTTTTCAATAGCTTCATCTTCACTTGTAGCTTCTACCCAATAAGCAGCAGAATACTCTACCTGCCAAGTCTTTAGGTCATCACTTGTTAGACTCATCATAGCCGTTTAGTTCCTCTCCAGTAAGTAAGTCAATTCTAGCATTACCCTCAGACATTATGTTAGCCATAGCCCTTCTAAAGAACTCAGCGTCATCAATACTAAGGCTATCTTTGATAAACTGAACATCCTTTGCGATGTCGCCTGTTATGTATTTAGTATCTAGATTATCAAACAAGTTGCTCTACCCCCATTGCGGATAGGTATTGTTCATTTGTTGGTAGGTCATCTAGGTCATACCAAGCAACAATGTCATTGTAGTTGCTGGTAAACTTATTGGTAGAAAAGTCTACCTCATAGATACCCTCACAAAACAGGGTATCATTGGCAAACTCTGTATTATCAATAGTTTTGATAGTTCCCATAGAGTTAGCAACTACCTCTAGAATGTCAATACCCGTATCTCTGTGAAGTCCAGGAAATTTGTTTAGGAAATCCTTGTTCTCCCAATCAGTAGTCTCAAAAGACTTGTAGATAGTATCACATTCTTCATCTGTAATAAACTCTACATTCTGTAGTTCTACCAATAGGTTATCCCTGTTTACTTTATCTCTTAGGAACTCTAGAGCTTTGATACCTGAATGTTCTGGGTATCCGTCCCATTGTCCGTATTGTGCTATTTTAGTTGTGCCTTCTAGATTCTTTACTACTGTTAGGTTTCTGGTTCCCATTGGGGTTCCTTTCTTTTCGGTAGTATTATTTTACACCTAACCACCGACATTATCAATAGATTCAGGGAAAATTCTTCGATCTTCTTAAAGGTTTTTTTGTTATTAACTATCTTATTTTGATTAGCCCTGGGCCCCAAAAAGGGAAGCAGTTTTGACACTTGCTTAGGTGTTTTGTTTTTAGGCTGTTGCCAACTGAACCGCCTTGAAGATTCTGTTCTTCTCTGCGTTTGTGATTGGGTCAAAGCCAGAAGCAGAAGCCAGAATAGATTCTGTCTTGCCCTTGCGACCTGTGCGATACCAGTCTAGTCTTTCGGTGAGAGCGTTAGCAACACCCCAAGCTGTTCCAGTAATTGTGTTATTGAAATCACCAACATAGATGTCGTTGATTAGGTCAATCTTGTTTACATACTTTGTGATTGCGACCTTCTTGCTGTCATCTTTTGGCTCTGGATACAATGCCGAAACAATTTCATCAAACTTCTTTTTGCTAACTTCGGTTTGAATCATCTTGTTTGCCATTAGACTAAACTCGTCAATGTAAGCGTTAGCCAAGCCCAATGCCTCACGAGCAATCTGAACTTTACCACTTGCTGTCTGTGTGTGGCGAATCTTGAAGGACTGCTTGACAGAACCACCACGACCACGATTACCCAACGCTAGGTTTAGAGTGTTAGCACATACAACACGAACTGGCGTAATGCTTGCCTGAATAGCTACTGAACCGTCGTGGCTAGTGTTTACTAGAAGATAAGTGTTTACCTTATCACCAACACCATTAGGGTCAATTACGGTTTCTCTCTCTAGTGCCAAGGCCCCAAAGACAACACGACCGCCCTTGATTGAACCTGCTGTTTCCCAACGACCACCATTGTCTAGAAGGTTGTCTGCGAAATCAAACAAGTCCTCATTTTGTAGAGGAACATAACGCTCACCAACAACACCTAGAACATCATTCTTGGTTGTATCAAATGGGTTAGTCCTAGTCACGAACGAATAAGACTTGTCTGAATCAAAGCCTGTTGGAATCCCAACATCTTCAAGACGAACATTCCATTTGTTTAGTTTAGCTAACTCTAGCATTTTAGCTGTGGATACTTCCTCGTCAAAGACTGTTCCCAATCCGTGCCAAGCTGGCTCACGAAGGGAAGCGAAAGCTGTTTCTCCGTTTACTGATTCTAGCAAATGTGCCATTTGTGTTGCCTTTCTTTTAGTGTTTGATTTGATAAAACTATTATCTCACTAACCACTGACATTTGTCAAGACTATTTTTAGGGAATTTTTTGGGGGATTCTTAAAGCTGTTCTTAAACTTGACTTCTGGATCAAAATGTGCCCAGGCCCACTTGGTGGCCAGTTTTACGTCATGGCCAAGGACGGTAGTACATTCCAGAAAGGAAGTAAGGGAATGTACTACATGTCTTCATCCTCATCTTCGTCATATTCATTGCCTTCAAACTGACTGATGATGTCAACAAATCCTCGTTCGTCAGAATACACTGCACTAATGAATCTTAGACCACATGAATCCAGGAACCATTCGACTACCTTATCGCTCATCTGTTTTGATGTCAGCTGTGACGACGTCAGTAGACTGTCTGGGTCATTCGAATCACCATAGCCATAGCTCCTCATCAGCTCCACTTGCTCATCATCCATGAGCACGTAGATTTTATGGCAGGTATCAAATGCAATACCCTTAGCCTCATCAGTAAACTCATCAATCAAGTAAGTATCTAAAGTATCCAACATTAGTCTTCCCATTCTGATAGGTCTGCTTGTCCGTCAAGAATAGCTTTGACATAGTCTATCTTAGAGCTATCGTTTAGCGTGTCTACAACATCCCATTGTTCTTCACTCAAAGCGTCGTATGAAAATGTAAGAAGGCTCCCCGTTCCAAAGTTTCCGTCTTCTGAAACATAGCTTGTCTGCTCTAATACGTATCCCATTGTGTTTCCTTTCGTTGTCTTGCTTCTATTTTACAGTGGTCCACCGACATTTCTGGGGATTTTTAATCATCTTCTTAAAGTTGTTATTGTTTTGTTACATTGGCCCTGGCCCACTTTTTCCCCTCACAGTATTTGTGATCTTGCGATCTTCAGCTTTGGGAGGGGAGTGGAAGCAGTTTTACAACTTGCTTAGGTTGTTCACCTGACTAAATAAGTTCCATTACAGATGAGTAAGATGAAGCAGAAACTTCTTCTTGGGTTGTCATACGCAACACCTTGAGATTACGCTCTAGGATTTGCTTGCGTGTCTGGTGTTCACGACCAAACCACTCTTTCTGATTTGGCTTGACTGGTTCTTCTGGCTTTACAGGAAAGCCTAGACCCTCAGTATCAAACTCAAGAGAGAGAGTTCCGTTGTAGTTTCTGTTTACACGAACAAGAGAACCATACTCAGTTCCAATGTTGTCTGGGTTGCTTAGTGCTGCTTTTGCGTGAGTAATGAAATCATCATTATACTTTTTGATTTCCAACTCATACTCTTTACGCTCTTGTGCGTAGTTCTCAACTGCTTCGTCAATCTTGGCGATAGATTTCTCTATGTCTGCGATTAGACTTGCTACTGGGATTTTTACTGACATTGTTCTTGCCATAGTTTTATTGCTTCCTTTTCTTCTTGGGTTATTTGTTTACTTACTTATTGTATCAGTAGGGTCTGACATTTGTGGGTGGGTAGTTTAGACTGATACCCAGCAGTTTTTCATCAGTTTTAGGAGTGGAGATTACTTGATTACAGTTGTCCAGCGTGGCTGACCAGCTACATCAAGACGAACACGAAAAGTGCCGTTCTTGTTTTGGATTACTTCCTGAATAACGCCAGAGACCTTGCTCTTAGCGGTTGTGAACTGTGAGCCAACAGTTAGAGTGTTTTCCATTTACTTTGCTTCTTTCTACTTGATTTTTACCAACTTTTGTTGATACCCCCATTGTAGCAAAGACCACCGACATTATCAAGTGTTTATGGGTATTTGTTTATAACGATTTGGGGGAAAAATTGTTATCTTCTTAAACTTGACATTTGCCAAAGGATCTGCCCTGGCCCTCTTTCGAGGGACTTGTCAAGTCTATTCTTCGTCTTCCATTACCCAAGCGTCAAGTCTAAGTGACTCAATAACTTGACTTGCAGGAATTGAGGTTGCTCCATTTCTAAACTCTACACCTTCAGGTAGCTCAACCATAGCGTCATAGTCTTGCTCCCAATAGTGGAAGATAGCCATCTTCGCTACTGGTATCATCTTGCTAGGAATTGGTGGATAACAATTTGAGCTAAAGTGAACTGATAGCTGTTGCTCTAAACTCATTCTCTGCTCTTGTAAGTCCATTGCTGTCATTAGTCCCATTACTATTCTCCTTCTACGGTTTCTACTTCACAATCACAATACTGAACCATTAGTTTACCATCTACTACCGACACCATACCAAACTCACAACAAGTTTCGCAAAAGTGAACGCTTAGTTGTCCTAACACTAAGCTACCTCTACCCATTCCATAGCAACTCTTAGCAAGTTGTCATAGTCTCCAGACATTGAGTCTGATACATACTGGTCAAGCTCTTCATTGCTTGCTCCAGCTTTTTTGAGGGCAGACTTTACTGTTCCCATTATGGCAAACGCATTACCGTCATTACCTGATAACGGAACTGCTACATCATACTTAGGCATTACTTTACCAGCTTTCTTGTTGTTGGGTGATTAGCATAAATAGCATAACATCTACCACAGACATTCTTGAGGTCATAGCTGTAGCGTGGCTTCTCTTCAAACCAATACTCACAGTCATCGCAACTGTAAAAGTTTCTAATAGCCGTCATTGATAGCCTTCCTTTTCTGTTCGCTTCTTGTTTCATTGTGTCGCTTAGACTGTTGGACAAGGTGTGGCGACTTCATTAGCTGCCTAAATAATTCTTTAGACTCAGCTTTTCTTCTGGCTTCGTTTCTCTTTCCCAACATACTACTTATCTTAGCATTACCCTCCGACATTTTGGGGGAATAAAACACTCCTTCATAAATAGTTTTGTAACAATTTGGTAACGGCCCTGGGCCCCTTTCGGGGGATCTGTCAAGTTACTGGTCTGCGAAAAATAACATGAGAATCCAAATCAGTGTTATCAATATTACATGCTCACTACTCACCACTACCTCTAATCATTATCCAGATTAGGGCTTGCATTGCTCTTGGTGTCATTCCAAAATCAAATGCAACTTTTTTTACTGCACTTGCTAATTCATTGTATTGTGATTGATTAGGTGTCTTCTTCTCAATTCCAACAGCTCGCAACATCCAAACATCAATTACAACAGCTTGTTCGTCACCTGCAATAGCCTTAGCGAATGCATTAGTCTTCATTCCATTCAACGCTCCAAAACCAAGTGTCAAAGCATTGTTAGCCATTACCATATTGTTCTTGAATCCTGGCACATCATTGCCAAGTGAGAAACTGATTGCCTTAGCAACATTGGTAGTCCAACGCTCTCTAGGTGAGAATGCAGAAACAACACTTGCACCAACTTCAAGATAGGTGTCTAGGTTTCTTGCAACTTCGTGAGCTACCTTCTCGGCGTCCACATACCACTTGCTTGCTTGCTCTACTTGTCCAAATGTAGCGTTCTTTACTAGTCCTGAATAAATTGCGTAGTAGTCCATTGGGTTCCTTTTCTTCTTGATAAAAACAAGATTATCACAAGCCACCGACATTATCAACTCGACACGCCAGAAAAATTCGGGGAGATCTTAAACCACTTCTTAATTAGACTTGACAATATCACAAAAAGGCCCCAGGGCTCCTTTCGGAGCTTTTGTCAAATCAAAACGGCGGAAAGTTTTTTTCTGCCTCTTGCTGAATTCTGTCGTTCTCTGACATCAAAAACAAAATTGCCATTAGTTGAGTTCCAACAAAAACAATAATCAAAGCTAACGCAATAATTCCAATTACAAGGTAGTCCATTTATTTCTCCTCCGCATAAGGGCAAAGTATTTTTGCCCTGTCTGATAAAATGTTTACGCCACAATCTTCGCAACGCATAACTTCGTCATCCATTCCATAAGAAAAGATGTGTCCCATTTATTTCTCCTCTGGTGTTGTAAATAGTTCGCCAACATTTTCTGTTAGCATTAGGTCAATTTGGTAAATCAACATTTCCAATTCTTCTTTACTCATCATCTTCCTCAAATTCTATGTCTGCCAAAGCAACACGATAAGCAATAGGGTCGCAATTCTTTAGAATTTGCGAAGGGTATAAAGTTATACCCGCAATCTGGTAAGTTGGGTAAACATCATCTAGCCACTCATCAAACATTTCTTCAGTCATCATCTAAGCACCAACCTTTTCTTTTGATACAATCTTGAAAATCTCATCTATGTTTTCTTGGGTAGCGTAGCTGTAAAGTAGTCCCGACAAAAAGCTAACGGCTTGAAGGTTGTTTAGACCTCTGTTCTTTTTGATAGCGTCTACCAATAGCATAATTTCGTTGCTTGACTTTGTTTCTCTTTTTTTCATTTGTTTCCTTTCGTTAGTTCTAACTTAGCATACCCTACCGACATTAGTAAAAGTCGTTAGGGTCAAGGTTGAGATACTCAATAGCGTTATCCAACGGCATTAGTCCGTCATACTCATTACAGTTATGGCAGACAACAGTATCGCTAGTGAACACGCTCTCGCAGTAAACACACATCTTGTCCATTTGGCGTTTCCTTTCTTTTGACTTACTAAAACCCTATCACAAACCACCGACATTTGTTGGCATTTTGGGAAAATCTTTTATAACAATTCTGGGGAAAATTGTTATACTTCATAACTTGACTTTTAGTAGAAAAAATGGCCCTGGGCCCTTTTGGAGCCAGCTGTCAAGCTGACTCCTCTAGGTCAGAGAAGAATTGTTCTATGTCTTCGGCTGTCCAATAGCCAGTCTCAAACTCTTCCATTGTAAGTCCTATTCCATAGTGAGATTATTGCGGTAGCAATCAAGCCAATTACTAGCATTGAGATTATTGGTATTAGCATTAGCCAATCACCTCATAGCTTAGAATCTCGCCAGCAATTAGTTTAGCAACATAGTAGTCTATGACGCTGTCAGAGTGTTCTGGGTCAAACATTGGAGAGATGAAGCTACCGTTTAGCAATTCAACTTTTACTGTCATTTTTTATTTTCCTTTTCTTTTGTTGTTAGTAAAACTCTATCATAGACCACCGACAAAGTTAAATCGACACGCCGTAATTCGGGGAAAAGTTTCGGGGAATCTTAAGTGATCTTCTTAAAGGGAACATAGGGTGGACACGGGGGGAGGGCAGGGGGAGGGGGAGGGCGTGTCGCAAAATAGCCTTTCGGCTACTTGCTAACCCTTTAGACTAAAGGCTTTTTGGGCAGTAGTCTACGGCTCTAGAGCTGTAAGTGAACTCTCTACCGTCAGCGTGATACTGAACATTAGTTTTGATTTCGTGAGTCCAACCAACATTCTTGGCAGACATTAGGGAACTAACTACCATTTCGCCACATTCGGAACATTCACCGAACCAGACGGTGTTATCCTTACGGTAGCCGTCGTGTGGGTTGATTACTGAGAAACCGTTTCCAATTCCCTTTATTCTTTTTTCTAATAAGCTCATTTTCTGAACTCCTTTCTTTTTCTTTCTATACTCTAAACCTAGCATAGACCTAAGACATTATGGGACAATTCGGGAGTTTTCTTAGTGAACATTAGGTAAACAATTATCCACAGAGTTATCCACAGCCCCAGCCCCCCCTCCCCCCCCGCCTCCCCTCCCTATCCTATCGGGTATCCTGCCAGTTGTCAAGCCGACACGCCGATAGAATTATAACAATTTTAGCCAAAACCGTTATAAATAAATTGCTCAAAAAGGGTCAAAAATGGGCATAATTGTCGGTAGCTTGTGATAGCGTTAGAGTATAGAAAGAAAGGATACAAAATGAAAAAAGTAAATGAATTGGTAAATGTAGAGTTTTGCGAGATTTGCGATAACTACACTCCAGAAATTTGGATAGACGAGGCTGGCGAAAATGGTTGCCAGTATTGTTTCGAGGCTTACGGCTTAGAGCTAATGGAATTTTAGAAAGGAAATAAAAAATGAAAAAATTAGAAGAAATGTTCGAGGCATTAGTTAGCCTAAAAAGAAATTGCTACACTGCCGAAAGTAGCGACGACGGCTCTGCCGTCAAGCGTGAAGAATGGCGGTATGAAAAAGCAATCGCTAGTCAAAATTACTTTAGCGATAAGCAAATCACCGACGAGGCTAACGCCCGTTGGAATAAAATGATTATCAAAATGAATGAAGATTACAAAAAAAGAAATGAGAAATAAAAAATGATAACACTAACCTTTGACACTTGGGAAGATTTTGATAACGCTATTGCGGGTATCACTACACTAACAATTTCACTAAACGAGAAAGAAGAAAACTAAATGAGAAAATCAACTGTTATGCCAAGACTAATGGAGTGTAAAGTTTGCGGATACACTCAACAAGACTATACAAGCTACTACAAGCATAGCAAGGCTTGGGCTAAGGGACACGACCTAGACGCTTGTTGGGAGCTTAGAAAATCACAAAATGCTTTTGACAAAATGTTTAGTGAGAGTATCACTTCACTATCTAACCTAACAATTACTAAATAGAAAGAAGAATAAAAATGAAAAAACAACAATTCCAAAAAATCAACATTGGCGAATTGCTAATTGGTCAAGAGTATCAGTCAAGTATCCGAACAGGTTTCGGTGAGATACTAGAAGCAATACCAAGAGGAGATGTAAATTTCCCAGATGGTTTTGTTTATGCTGTTAGGGTTTCAACTAACAACTACAACCCAAACTCAAAAGAGTTTTGGGCAACTGTTGGAATTATAAGTTAGGAGAAATGAAAATGGAAAATGAAATGTTTGATTGCCCAAGATGTGGTCAAGATGTTTATCCAAGTGAGCATCCAGAAATTGGTTGCGATTACTAAAAAATAAAAAGGCGGTGCCAGTGAAAAATAAAAAGCTGGCACTACCAATTATTTTTTTTGGTAGCGTGTGTGCTCACTGCCAAGAGCAAATTTTTTTGTTCAATTTCTGCATCATACATAACTAACAAATATTCAGATTTTCTCCAATTTGAAATATTTTTCAGATTTTGGGGGTATAATAGATCCATGGCACTACTAGAAGGATCCATAATCTTCTTGATGATCTTATCTATTGCCATGTTAATCAAATACAAAGATAGGGACTAGCCATGAATGATTGCAAGTGCGATACATGCAAATGTGGTAAGAAGATATAATATAACAATTTGGTAACGATTTAGTTACAATTTGGTAACATAATAGGCCAAAGGCCTATCTCCCTATAAAATTTTTGGGGTACAAATCAGGACATTTCTCCTGATAGTCAAAAACCCTCATTACCAATTACACCCATATAACTCTATAAAGCCATACAAGCCTTCTCTGAGGACTTTTGACACATGTGGGATACTGGAAGACGTATTTTATATTTGAAGCCCTTATAGAGGCGTACAGCGATTTATCTTACCATTTGCCGATAGGGCATTGTGCTTGTAAGAGCGTAGCTTTTAATTCCATAAAGCAGCCACAGTGCTTACATCTTTTGGTATTTTTCTTTAGGTCTGGACAGGCATTGCAAATTTCAAGCCTTTGCTCAACTTTTTGCTTATCGCTCCTAGGGCTATTTGGATCAAATAGATCAAAGAATGTTACGTCATCTGCCATATGCTAATTATAACACCTGTTCCTACATAGGGCATCGTTAGATGCATATGTTGTAGGGATGTGTTTGGTCTCTCTATTATCGCCGTACTTAAAATCGTCGAATTTTAAAGACTTTTTTACGCCGAGCTCTTATGTTTCATAAACGCTATTATAATTAAAGCATTATGAATATGTTGGAATCCATAGTAGCTATTGGTGTAGGTATTATATCAATTCTAGGTTCCCTGGCATTTGTGATCAGACACTTAGTAAAGCACTACTTTGCAGAATTAAAGCCTAATGGAGGATCTTCTATAAAAGATCAGGTTAACAGACTAGAAGCTCAACATGAAAAACTGGATGCAAAAGTTGATAAAATCTATGATATTTTGCTAGGACAAACAAAACCAGTCAGAGTTGCTAAAACGAAAAAGTGATTATTATATATAATATATAAACTATACTATATATTAGATATCTTATATACTTTATATTATATATATCTTAAAACCTAATTATAACAATATACCACACTTTTTACTTTTAAGTGCAAATACTTTATAACGATATTATAACGCTTGATATGTTATAATCTATAAGGCTAATACTCGGGTTTGTCTCTCATACCCACCAACCTGAGTATTAGTCTTTTTAACGTTTTCTGTGATATAATCAATATTATGACTATGTCTATACCTGAATCATTTGGTAACACTCCAGCAATTGTTAAATGGAACGTTGTTCGTGGTGATACCGCTAGACTGCGTGTAGATTTTCTTCAAAACGATGAAACAACTATTGTTAATATAAGTACTTGGAACTTTGCATCTACAACATATGACAATTTTGGAGACATTCTAGACTCTTTGACTGTTGAAAAGGGGTCTGGATATGTTAATATCATTGCCCCACCAGAAATTACTTCTTTCTGGGGAACTGGCTATAACGGAACTGTTGCCGAGATCGCTTTTGATCTTGAAGTACAAATCGGTGATATAATCTGGACACCAGTTCTTGGAACAATTAAGGTATCTGCTGATGTTACGGCGGGAACTCTATAATGGCAACAATAAAGATTTCAACAGTTAAGACTGGCTTACCACCAGTTATTAAGATACAAAATAAGGTATATAAGGTTTAAGGAGAATCATGGCATTTCCAGCAGTTTTCAATATCTCATATTACAGAGGAGACACCTATGAATTTAGGATCTACCCAAAAGATGCTAGTGGTAATCAATTTCCTCTTGTAGGCTATGATCCAATTTCTGGTGTAAAGTTTACAATGTCAACCGAGCGTGGAGAAGACGGTATTTCTGATCAGCTTCAAGGATATGCAAGAATATCAACAGACGGGACTTACATTGACTGTGCCATACTTCCATTAAATGGAATAGCTATGGACTTTAGCTTAAACTATGTTTATGACGTACAGGTTTTTAAAGCTGGAACTCCATATGATCTAGTAACTACCCTTCTTACTGGAACAATATCTGTTACAGAACAGATTACTGGAGCTTTGGAGGCATTGCTAAGCTAATGGTAGACGTATTATTATCAAATGAAAGTCTATCTATCTTTGGTGGACCAGCATCACTAGACGTAAACGTTGATTATGGTGCCCCAGGAATTCGTGGTAGTCTTATCTTTACTGGACCAGGAAAGCCAACAGATGCGGCAGTAAGTTTTTCAACAGCCCCAAGACCACAAGATCTTTATATAAACTTGCTACCTCCGTCAGCCCTTAATAGCGAAAGTAATGAATACCTTTTCTTGTATCAATTTGGAAGCATAAACGGAGTACTTGGTTGGTCAAAACTATTTAGACTTATTCCAAATACGGCTCTTGCAAACATCCCAGTCGTTTTTATTGACGGAGTTGCTAGAACTGTTGAGCCAACTACAGCAGGGTTTATCTTTTTAGCAACTCTTAAGGCAGCGAACCCATCTGTTTCCGATGCAGATCTTTTAGAAAGCGTTGTTTTAGGAACCATTCCCGCCAGCCAAATAAGTGCTACCGCTCCAACAAGTCCAACTACAGGAATGCACTGGGTTGATATATCCCCCATGTTGTTACCAGCACCAGACACAGCACCAGCTGTTATGAAAAGATATAATGGCACTGCTTGGGAAGCAGCAGCCGCTACTACTGGACCAGCAAACATTTGGTTAAATCCGCTAGCACTACCGTTGCCAACGCTAAGTCGCTGGAATGGATCTGGATGGGATATTTTGGCAGTAGTAGAGACTGGGCTATTTTTTCCAGTTAGTGATTTTTTTAGTGCAGAAGAAATTGCTGTAGGGGCAACGGCTGGTTTTAATATTCAATATGTAATTTTAAATGAAAGCCCCATATCTTCTGGATTATCAAAGGGTGAGCTAACTCCCAAAAATGGTAAAGAGGTTCTTCCAATTTCTATAACCGCAGCAGAGACTACAGCTTTTTCTCCTGGATCTTCAATTACCTGGCAAAAAATAAATGGGGTAAGAATTTTAAGCTTTGTTCTAGTTGCAAGCATTGAAACCCTAGACTTGTTTGATACAAGCGGGGTAAGCTAATATACTGTGATAAACTTTAAGAAGGTGATTGACTGTGGCAGAAAATATTGACGGTACGACTGACGAGAGTGGTCCTTACAATACAAAAATGCCATCCTTGGCAGACAATGCTAATATCCAAGAAGCTCTAAGAGTTTATCATTATGGAACCACAACTCCTCCAACAATTGGGACTGTTATATCTAATTCAGTTGCTGGACATTTTAAGAACATGGCTGCTCGTGTAACTATTTTAGAAAATAAAGATACTGCAGTATACTCTCCCTCAGAACCAACACCAGTAAGCTTATCTCAGACAAACATACCAGATGGTTTTATTTGGGTTGATGCAAGCTCATCAGCACCAACTTTTAATGTTAATGGCTTAACCCCAATTGCAGTTACAAAATATCAGTCAACTACCCCAACTGGGACTATTGCAGAAGGAACTTTATGGGTAGACAAAGGCTCTGACCCATTAACAATGTATGTTTATGACGGAATTGTTGGATGGAAACAAATAGGCGGTGACATGAGCTAATGGCTGCAATTGATTCTGTTGGAAAAGTTGCTTACGTTTATGATCAGTCAGACGATAGGTGGTATCCAGTTGCTGGATATGCAAATACTACCGTTCCATATTCATGGTCTGGAACTCATCAATTCACAAATACCGTTACTTTTGACTCCGTTTTAAATGCAAAAGCTGGAATAAACAACTTCCTTGACCCAGCAGCTAGAGCTGCGGCAATAACAGCACCAACAAATGGTCTTGTTACTTTTATTAGACAAACAAATGATGGTCAAATTTTAAATCAAATTCAGTATTGGTACCTTGATGCCTGGAGAGTGTATGGAGAAAATGCTCAGCTTTTATCAAAGACAATAAGCTTTACTCTATCCCCTACAGACGCTGGTAGAACCATTGATGCAGAATCAGCATCAAGTATGACAGTTACAATTCCTGCAAACACTCCATCGGCAACATTTTTAGTGGGTACTCAAATTGCTTTTATTCAAACTGGTCCTGGACAATTAGTTTTTGATCCAGCTAGCGGAGTAACACTACTAAGTAAAAACAATAATAAGAAGGTTGCTGCCAGATATTCTCCAGCAACATTAATTAAAAAAAGTGCTAATACCTGGATTTTAATCGGTGACTTGACGGCATAGGAATAGCTTATGTTAGGGTTTGTTTCTAGGTTTGGTTCTTCAAAAGGTATGGTTGCTATACCTAATCTGCTTGGGATTAACAGCGTGTCTGCCGCTAGCCAGTTAGCATCTTCTGGATTAAGGCTTAGCCCACTTTCTGGAACAAGAAATACAAACGTTATATCCGAAGGAGGACTTTCTTTATCTCAAACTCCGACCACTGGATCACTAATAGACTATGACTCAGAGATTACCATAACTTTTGGAAACTATGTTGCAGACACAGTAAATGTAAGTGTTTGTCAAACTTATGGAACAACAACAAACGATCCAGACTATTGTAGCGGAACTCTGTACGTTTATGGAAGTGCAAGAACTAAGCGTAGAAAAACGGTAACTACAACAAATAATGTTACTGGAACAACAACAACTACATATGACAATAGTTGTACAGATGACGTTGTCTCTAGAGGTAGTGCATATCTAAATGGTCAGTGTGGTTATTCTCCACCGCCAGTTACATGCACAGCAACTACAAATTATGGAGCATACGGTGCTTGTAACGCAGCATATGCATACCTTTCATCAGGAACAAAAACTAGAACAATATCAGGAACTAATTCAAACTGCACAACATTCTCCTATCCAGATTATGCCTCTTGCTGCCAGGAAGCTTATCAGTCTCCATGGTCTGGATGGACCCCACTTGAGACCGATAACAGATATGAATCAAGAACGACAATGTTTCAAAATACAAGCTGTAACAGATATCGTGTATATCAGTCAAGATGTAGAATAGTAACAACTATTACTTATGGAGGCTGCGGTTCTAACAAAAAGAAAATTCAAACAACAAAAGCAAAAGACCTTTGTACTAATATAACTACAACTACAACCGCATCAGTGCCTTGTAACGCAGTTTGATATGATATAATTTTTAAATGGATGAGATGACACCAAGAGAAGATTTTGAAACCGAACAACATCAAAGGCCTCAAAGAGTATTTGCCCTAGTTACAGATAATGAGGTTTTTCATAAATGGTATGTAGAAGAAAACTATGAAGATCCAATGATGGCTTCATTAATCTATGGTCTTCAGTCTCAACCAGTGATTATTGACATTACTGATAAAAACTATGAAGAAATTGATTTTGGATGGACCGTAGATGGGGATAACTTCTTTCCCCCAGAAAATTCAGGGAACAACTAATGGAAGAAAACCTTACCCCCTATCAGCAATGGAAAAAGAACCTTGGTACAACCAGGCCGTGGGATCTATTAAATCCTAAAACCGAATATGTTCAAGAAGAAGAAGCTTCTAGAAGAATGGATATCTGTAAAGGTTGTCCATTTCTGATCAAGGCTACTAATCAATGCAAGAAGTGTGGATGTATAATGCATCTTAAAACAAAGCTAGCTGGTGCAGAGTGTCCAGTAGGTAACTGGTAAACTACTCTGGAAAATCATTCATAAAGTTTATAACTTTTTGAGATACCCCACCCCAAGGTCCCCAGTTAGTTCCACCATTAGACATGCTGTATGCTATTGCTGCATTTGTTAGCGGATTAAAAAGATCTTCATTGCTTGCTAGCCCAAATTGCTCTCTCCTAGCTGGACCCAAAGAGCCAATCATATTAATTTGAAATAGTCCATAAGAGTTATCCCCAGTATTTGAGTTTTCGTTATGGGCATACGGTCTACCTGTAGATTCTTTCATAACAATTCCAAAAGCTACCCTAAGACCCTCACCCCTAAACCCAGATATGATTAAAAGACTTTTGATGTCTTCTGGTGTAAGAATGGTAGACTCATCAGTTATCAAAAGCTTTCTAGGTTCTGAGATAGATGCTGGTTGTAGGTCAAAAGGCAATACTTTTGATACTTCTCTGTTTACTGGATCTTGTTCTATGGCAACTGGCTCAGTCTTATTACCCGAAAAATTCAGGGAACCAAGAACAACAATTCCTA